ATATTCAGTCTTTGATGCAAAGGAACAGAGGATTGTACCTATTTTTATAGAAGAGGATGATGCTGATAGGTATGTAATACAGTTAGAAAGTGATGAAGAGAATCCAGAATTAGAAGTTGTAGAAACTGAACCAGAACAGATAATTCATGCATGTAGAGCACAAGGCCAAAAATTTTCTATAATATCTGGTGATGAATTTATTATACCCCCTGATGTGATAACTAAACCATGATTGTTTTTGAAAAAGTTCGTTGGAAGAACTTCCTGTCAACGGGGAATGTTTATTCTGAGGTAGATCTTCAGCGTTCACGAACAAATCTGATTGTTGGTCACAATGGATCAGGCAAGTCAACCATCTTAGATGCGTTGACTTTTTCGCTGTTTGGAAAACCATTTAGAAAGATTAGTAAGAGTATGCTGATCAATAGTGTCAATGAGAAAGACACTATGGTTGAGATAGAGTTTAGTATCGGTAAGAATCATTATAAGATTGTAAGAGGTATCAAACCAAATAAGTTTGAGATCTATTGTAATGGTCAGATGTGGAATGAGGATTCTAAGGCCGTAGATCAACAGAAGAATTTAGAACAGAATGTATTGAAGATGAACTTCAAGTCATTCACACAGATTGTAGTGTTAGGATCTAGTACATTCATCCCTTTCATGCGTTTACCAGGTCAGCAACGTAGAGAGATCATTGAGGATATTTTGGATATTCAAGTATTCTCTGTAATGAATAGTAAGTTGAAGGATAAAATTAGAGAGAATAGAGAAGAGATAAAGGATCTAGATTATCAGATTCATTTGTTTGATGAAAAGATAGAACTTCAAAAGAATTATATGTTGGAGTTGAAGAAGAAAACTGATGCAGAAATTGATAAGAAGAAAGAAAAAATCGTAGAATTTCTTAACGAAGAGAATGAGTATAATAAGGAAATCAATACTCTTACATTACAAATTGGTAAGTTTAATGAAGAAATGTCTGAGTACTCAAAGAGTTCTGATAAATTGAAGCAATTAAATACCATACTGATCAAGTTAAATACCAAATTAAATTCATGTAAGAAGGAACATAAGTTCTTTGAGGACAATGATGAGTGTCCTACCTGCCATCAGGATCTTGAGAAGAATTTTGTGTTTGCTATGACTGGTGCATTGGAGACTAAGATCAAAGATATGGATAGTGGATATGCAGAACTTCAGACGGCCATTGAAGAAGAAGAAAATAGAAATGAAAAATTTGTCACACTATCACACAAAGTTAATCTAAAGAATTCTACTATAACCAATATTAATTATCAGTTAATGACTGTTAGAAATAGTCTTAAAGAGATTGATCAGGAGATTAAAGAATTGGAAGGAGCAACGCCAGATAAGAAGGCTGAGTATAGTAAGCTTGAAGGCTTACTTTCTGAGAAGAAAGATGTGAAGAAGGCTTATCTTGATGGTAAGAAAGAAAGTGATGTCTTAAATGTTGCTGCCACACTACTTAAGGACAGTGGTATCAAGACAAGAATTATTAAGACGTACCTTCCTACGATGAATAAACTGATCAATCAGTTCCTCCAGAGTATGGATTTTTATGTCAACTTTACTTTAGATGAACACTTTGAAGAAACTATTAAGTCTAGATACCGTGATGTGTTTACATATGAATCCTTTAGTGAGGGTGAGAAAGCACGTATTGATATAGCACTCTTGCTTACTTGGAGAAGTATTGCTAAACTAAAGAACTCAGTTGACACTAACCTTCTTATACTAGATGAAATCTTTGATGGATCGCTTGATCAATCGGGTACTTCTGACCTTGGTTGGATCCTACGTAACTTTGATGATAGTACAAACGTATTTGTTATTTCACACAAGACTATTCTAGATGATAAGTTTGATAGAACCATTACAGTTAGTAAGGATAAGAACTATTCTATCATGGAGGAGACAGTTCACGAAGTGACACATGCCTTGATCGGATGACCCATTTCTTTGTTATGCTATGTACATCAGCAACAGAGATGAATGTCTAACAAGGAAATCAAAGGAAATCTTGCCAGACTACTAGCGACAGAGAATCTAGTAGTTGAGCATCGTAGTGTACCTACTGCACAGTTTGATGTAGATCGCAGAGTACTTACCTTACCTAAGTGGGACAAAGCAAGCAGCATTGTATATGATATGCTTGTTGGCCATGAGGTTGGACATGCATTGTTCACACCTAATGAAGACTGGACTGAGAAGGTTCAGGTTCCCCAGTCATATGTGAATGTTGTTGAAGATGTTCGCATTGAGAAATTAATGAAGCGTAAGTATCCTGGTCTTCGTAAGAGCTTTAATGGTGGGTATGCTGAACTCAACGCATTGGACTTTTTTGAGATTCAAGATGAGGATCTAACAGAGTTTAGTTTGATTGACCGTATCAATCTACACTATAAGGTTGGTGCTGCTGCTCTTATTCCTTTTGAAGAGGATGAGAAAGTATTTGTAACACGTGCAGAGAACACTGAAACATTTGATCAGGTATTAAGCCTTGCTGAAGATATTCGTAGGTTTGTAGAAGTACAGAAAGAGGCAGAGGAACAGACTCAACAACTACCTTTGCCCAGTAATGGAGCAGGTGGTGGTCAAGGTGATGGTCAAAACTTAGAAGGTGGAGAAGAAGGTGGAGAGGAAGAATATCAGACAACAGGAAACCCACAATCACAGCAAGGTGGACAAGATCCTGCTCAATTAGATACACCTAGTTCTTCTGGCGGTGCTGGTGAGCATCATGAAGAAGGAAGTACACAGGAGAAGTTTGATAGAAGGACTGAATCATTAACCAACACAACTTATGGTAGAGACATTACTTATATTGAGATTCCTGAGAAGGTTAACTTAGATAGGTTTATTGTTGATTGGAAGGTTGTTCATGAATGGATTGAAGAGAATGCAGGTGAGCGAGAAGAACCAGTAGATTACGCATACAAATTTCAGAGTCGGTATTCAGATGTAGATGCTGAGTATTATGAGTTTCGTAATTCAAATAAGAAAGAAGTAAACTATCTTGTCAAAGAGTTTGAGTGCCGTAAGTCTGCTGATGCATATGCACGTAGTTCTACTGCTAGGACTGGTGTATTAGATACAAAGAATCTTCACACATATAAGTATAATGAAGATCTATTCAAGAGAATTAATATTGTACCTGATGGTAAGAACCACGGTATGATCTTTGTTCTTGATTGGTCAGGTTCTATGCAGCATGAGATACTTGCTACTGTTAAGCAACTCCTTAACTTGACTGCATTCTGTAAGAAAGTACAGATCCCATTTGAAGTATATGCTTTCACTAATGAGTGGCAGATAGCACAACGTGCAATTGATAGTGGAGAAGCAGTTGAACCTTATTATGGATGGTATGGAAATAGAGGCTCTAATGGTAAGAATTTAAAAAGACATGAAGTTCATTTAGATGAAGATCGTTTTCATATGGTGAATTTTGTTTCTTCTCGTTCTAATCCAAAGGATTATGATAGACAGTGTAAGAACTTCTTTAGAGAAGCTTATTCTTTTGCACATAATACTTCTTATTCAGCATCACCAGGATTAAATTTATCTGGTACTCCATTGAATGAAGCAGTTATTATGTTGAATTATATTATTCCTAAATTTAAGAAGGATAATGATCTTCAGAAAGTAAATGCTTGTATTCTTAGTGATGGTGAAGCAAATAGTGTAACCTATGGTTCTCTTGTTCAGAGAGAAGATCGTGAGGATTATGTAACAGCTCGTAGTCTTGAGTATGGTCGCTGTCAGTTACGTGATCGTAAGACAGGTAGAGTTTATGGTCAGATGGATGGGTGGAATTCTTCAACTTCTACTTTTATAGAGCAGGTTCGTGATAGAAATCCTGGTGTGAATGTAATTGGATTCCGTTTACTTCCTGCCAAGAGACTATCTGAATTCGTTGCTCGTTTTGGAACCTTTGGTCATTATGAAGAAATTCAGAAGCAATGGCGTAAAGAGAAGTCTGCTATTATTCCAGAACCAAAAGGATATAGTGCTCTCTATGCTATCTCTTCAAAAGATCTTGAAGATGATAATGAGTTTGAAGTATCTGAAGGTGCTAAGAAGGGTGAGATTACTAGAGCATTCAAGAAGATGCTTAAGAGTAAGTCCACTAATAAGAAGCTACTAAATTCATTTGTATCTCATGTAGCGTGACCAGTTGGGGAAGTGTCCACAACCTTCCCCATTCCTTTTCAAATACCCTATACTATATTCATACAGACAAAAAAGAAATGCCTTTCCAATCTAAATTTACTAATGAAGATCTGATTAGTTTCCTATCAAAGGATGGAGAAACAGTAACTAGCGATCAGGTGAGAGATGCTGCTGACCATTTTGGAGTTAAGGTTCAGAGTGTCACTAAAAGAATTAATAGACTTCCACAGTTCCAGAAAGTTACACGTGGAACATGGAATCTATCTGTAGCAGAGAAGCTAGAGAGAGTCTATGAAGGACTTCCTGCTATCCCTGCTGTAGAGCAAAACCTTATTCCAGATAAGGATCCAAACTATGTTCCGTTTGGTAACTTTACCGATGTTAAGAAGATCATTCAGTCTTCTATGTTCTATCCTACATTTATTACTGGATTGTCTGGTAATGGTAAGACACTTAGTGTAGAGCAAGCATGTGCTGCTGCTGGTAGAGAATTGATCAGGGTAAACATTACGATAGAGACAGATGAAGACGATCTTATTGGTGGGTTTCGCCTTGTTAATGGCGAGACAGTCTGGCATAACGGCCCAGTCGTTGAAGCCCTACAACGTGGGGCGATCTTACTTCTGGATGAAGTGGACCTTGCATCTAATAAGATACTTTGTTTACAATCCATCTTAGAAGGTAAAGGAGTTTTCTTAAAGAAGATTGGTAAGTATGTTCGTAGAGCACCAGGCTTTAACGTTATTGCAACTGCCAATACAAAAGGTAAAGGGTCTGATGATGGTAGGTTCATAGGAACTAATGTTCTCAATGAAGCATTCCTTGAGAGATTTGCTTTAACCTTTGAGCAAGATTATCCTACTGCTAAGACTGAGCAGAAGATCCTTGAGAAGGCATCTAGTTCACTTGGTGTACTTGATGAAGCATTCTGTGAGAACCTTGCTAACTGGGCCGATATTATTCGTAAGACATTCCGTGATGGTGGTATAGATGAAGTTATCTCAACTCGCCGTCTAGTACACATTGTTCGTGCATTTGCAATATGGAATGATCGTCTTAAAGCAATCAAGGTTTGCGTAAATAGATTTGATGAGGAGACCAAGCAATCATTCTTGGAACTCTATGATAAGATTGATGCAGAAGTAGTAACAGAGACAACAGATGTATCAGATTCTTAGTTACATATCTGCGTTCTTTTCTGTGGTAGTTGTGAACTGTGCTCATCCAGACAACTGGAAGAACTGTTCACAACCATTAGATGAATGGCTCTACCCAGAAATAGTACTTGGGATTGAGATTCTAAAAAATCCAGATACATTATACAAAACTGAGAGGGATTATTTAAATGATTAAATTGGGAGATTGTAGATTCATTGGCAGTGTTGTATCCCTACATGGGGGTGCTGCCAGAGTTGAAAGAGTTAAGGAAGATAAAATTTTTGTCAGGAAGCTTGACGGAAGTTCTAAGGAATGCTATTATGATGATATACAATTTGTATGGTTGCCTTGAACAAATATGAAGTATGATGAGAAGGAGATTCTAAGAGAAGTCTCTGATTACATTAGCAATACCTACAGGGGTCACTACTCAGCAGGAAATGTTCAGACATTGGACTTGATTGATTCAGTAGGTGACGCAGAGGCATTCTGTAGGTCTAACATTTTGAAATATGCCTCACGGTACGATAGGAAGGGTACAGCACGTAAGGATATCCTTAAGATTATCCACTATGCTGTATTACTTTGTCACTTTAATGACAAACGTGCAGCACATGATGCTGCTCAGACTGGAGCTACCGCTTTTTCCGTAGATTATGACAAGTAAATGACAGTAACATTATCAAGAACAACATTAGATGTCCTTAAAAACTTTGCCACCATCAATTCTTCCATTGTCTTTAGGGCAGGAAACACCCTTAGGACAATCAGTAACGCAGAGAACATCCTCGCAAAGTGTACCTGTGAGGAAACTTTTCCTGTGGACTTCGCAATATATGATCTCAGTCAATTTCTTTCTGGTATCTCTTTGTTTAACGATCCTCAACTGGACTTCTCCCGTGATGACTTTGTTCGCATTGTTGGCAATGGTCGGGCTGTCAAGTATTATTTTTCTGACCCTGAGATCACCCTTAAGTCAGCACCAGAAAAGAATGTAAGCTTTCCAGGTGCAGATATACAATTCAATTTAACAGAGCATGATTTACTTGCATTGCAGAAAGCATCTGCTGTGTATAGTTTACCAGATCTCACATTCCAGTCTAAGGATGGTAAAGTTCAATTAGTATTAAAGGATAAGGAAAATGATACCAGTAATACTTATAAGCAATCCATTAGTGGTTCTTGCACTGGTGATTATTCACTGGATATTAAAATTGAGAACATTCGTTTACTCCCTGGTGACTACAGTGTTAAGGTATCCAAAGACCTTATTTCGGAATGGAACAGTACTAATTTAGACTTGACCTATTACGTCGCATTGGAGCCATGACCCATCATTCAAGAGTTGTTCAGATTTCTTTTACTCCAAAGGAGCAAGACCTTCTGAAGATTCTTGATGAGTTAGTAAAGTATGACCTTGCTCCTAATAGGTCTGCTTGGTTCAAGAATCAAATTCGTATGAGATATTACGATCTAAGAGAAAAAGGTATTATGGTCGCCACTGATGAAGAATGATTTTTTATGGGTAGAACGATACCGTCCTACCATTGTTGAAGATTGTATCTTACCTGACAGCATCAAGAATGTATTCAAGGGATTTGTAGAGCAAAGGGAACTTCCTAATCTACTTCTTTCTGGATCTGCTGGTGTAGGTAAGACTACAATTGCTAAAGCTTTATGTGATGAGATTGGTGCATCCTACATCATGATCAATGGATCTGATGAGGGTAGGTTCCTTGACACGGTGAGGAATAGAATAAGGACGTTTGCTTCAACGGTCTCACTCACCTCTGGAGCGTCCCACAAGGTCGTTATTATAGATGAAGCAGATAACACGACCAACGATGTACAACTCTCGCTTAGAAGTGCTGTAGAGGAGTTTCACAGTAATTGCAGGTTCATATTTACTTGCAACTTTATTAATAAGATTATTGAACCATTGCACTCTAGGTGTACAGTGGTTGATTTTCGGGTAAAGAATGGACAGAGTGTAGCATTACAGGGACAATTTTTTGATCGTTTAAGATGGATTTTGAAAAATGAAAAAGTTGAGTTTGAAGACAAAGTTATTGCGAAACTTATTAAGCGTTACTATCCTGATTGGCGTAGGCTTATTAATGAGTGTCAACGGTATGCTAGTTCTGGATCCATTGACAGTGCTATTCTCGTTGATGTTAGCGATGTTAATTTGGATTCCTTATTACATGCGTTAGCAAAAAAAGAGTTTACCACAGTCAAGTCTTGGGTAGTACAGCACATGGATAATGATCCTAGTTCTGTTATGCGAAAGGTTTATGACAGTTTGTATGGTGTATTAAAACCTGCTTCTATTCCAGAAGCAGTTCTTATCATGGCAAAGTACATGAGGGACATTACCATTGTACCTGATCAAGAGATCAACATGCTTGCATGTCTCACAGAGATTATGATGAGTTGCGAATTCCGATAAAGTGTGCTAAATTATATTAGCAAGTGGAGTTTTCCCATGACTGAATTAAAAAGACCAAATCCTTATTATGCCAAGAACGCTAAAATCACTGAAGACACCACTGAGATATCCAGGAGGGAAGAGCAGAGCAGTAGTAAAGTTGTTGCAGTTCCTCCCAGACCTTTCAAAGGTAAGAGAGTTTAGAGAACCCTTCCTAGGTGGTGGGTCTGTTTCACTAGAAATTACAAAACGATATCCTAATATAGAGATCTGGGTTAATGACCTGTATGAGCCTCTGTATAATTTCTGGTGTGAGTTGCAGCATAATGGTCAGGATCTTCAAGATGCTATTTGGTCTAAGAAGAATAAGTATCCTGACCGTGATACTGCAAGAACTTTATTTAATGAATCTAAAAAAATTATTAATGATAAGGAAGAATCAAATTTTGTTAAGGCCTGCGCTTTTTATATCGTTAATAAGTGTTCCTTTAGTGGTCTTACTGAGTCTAGTTCCTTCTCGCCACAAGCATCAGAATCTAACTTCTCCTTTGCAGGAATTGATCGCCTTTCAGAATATTCAGAATTAATTCAGAATTGGACAATAACAAATCTTTCTTATGAAAGAATGTTAACAGATGAGAAGGATGTATTCACTTACTTAGATCCACCATATGATATCAAAGACAATCTCTATGGTAGAAAGGGTGGTATGCATAAGGGATTTGATCATGATGCCTTTGCTAATTGGTGTGACGGTTATACTAGTCCTATGTTAATATCTTATAACTCTAACCAAATTGTGAAGGATCGCTTCAAGGAGTGGACAGTTGGGGAATTTGCACATACATACACCATGCGCTCTGTAGGGTGCTATAATACAGATCAGGCAACGAGGAAGGAACTAGTCCTTTTGAATTATGAAATGTGATGTAAAACTTTACGTAGCAGGTCAAGTCTTTACCGAGACTGTTCGTGCTCGTAACTATCAGGAGGCACGTGAGGTGGCTCTTGCAAGAAACCCAAACGCTAAGGTGATTGGTGTTAACGCTAATTTTAAGGACTGATGGGTATTGATACACAGGGCATGGGTGCTCCTCTTACACCAGAGGAGGCAGATAAACTCAAGTTAAAACCTCAAGTATATAAACCGATGATGGTAAAACCTCAACGGTTATTTACTGAAACTTATGTTAAGGAGATGAAAATTCTTATTAACGAAGTGCTTGATGAACGTGAGTACAAAAAGAAATTGGAGGGACCATATGACAACCCTGATCCATTACCCCAGTCATACTTTGATCTCACGGGCCGTGAATATCCCGTGGAATAAAATGAGACTCGGTGTCATGTGTTCTGGTAACGGAACAAACTTTGAGAATATCGTTCGTGTTTGTAGTCACCATGAAGTTGTGTTAATGATATACAACAAAAAAGATTGTGGTGCTTTTAGAAGAGCACGTAAGTTTGGCATTCAGTCTTGTTACGTAAGTCATAAAGATGAGGATCAGATGATTCAATTGTTTGAATCTTGGAGAGTTGATCTTATAGTTCTTGCAGGATATATGAGAGTCATTAAGAATCCTTCTTCATTTCCTTGTCCTATTATAAATGTTCATCCATCATTACTTCCTAAGTATAAAGGATTGAGTGCTGTGGAGCAAGCATTAGATAGTGGAGATAAGGTTAGTGGATGTTCAGTTCATTATGTTAACGAAGAATTAGATGGTGGTGAAGTTATTATGCAAGCAGAAGTTCCTATTCTACCTGAGGATAATGTTAAATCATTAACAAAGGCCATTCAAAGAAAGGAGTATGCTATACTACCAGCAGTTATAAATCAATTAGCAGAACAAAAAGTATCATGAAAGCAAAGAAAGCATTAAGAAAAGCATTGAAGCAGCCTTGGCTCTATAATGAAGAAGAACTTGAAAGATTACGGGGTGCATTGAAACAAGCG